GCCGGGTCGCCGCGGCGGTACTCCTCGCTCGCCATCAGTTTCTGGATGTCCTCGCGGCTGATCGTCTCCTGCACCGCGCCGTCCTCGCCCATCGCGAAGGCCGGCTCGCCCGCCAGCTGCATGAACTCCTCGAACAGCTGGATCGTGTCGGCGCGCACCGCCATCGAGCGCAGCGTCTGCTGGGCGCCGTCCGACAGGTGCTTCTCCACGAAGCCCTCGATCCGTTCCAGCCGCTGGTCGGCGTAGTCGCCCAGCTTGGCCATCTCCTGGTCGAAATCGGGCATGTTGGACAGCGACGAGGCGACGTAGTTGTCCAACAGCTCCTGGAACTTGTCCTGGCTCAGGCCGTACTCGTGGGCGGTCTGGCGGAACCAGCCCACCATCGGGTCGTTCTCGTCCAGGTTGACCGCGATGTGCTCGGGCAGCTGCTCGGCAAGCTCGTCGGAGATCTTGAACTCGTACTTGTCGGGGCTCTCCGGCACGCCCTCGCGCGGCCCCTTGTATTCGGCCTCCAGCTCCTCCCGCACCTGCTTGGCCAGGTCGTCCTTGCGGGTAAAGACCTTGCCCTTCTGGTGCCGGTAGCCGTCCGACAGCGCCTGCAGCAGGCCGTCCTTGTCGATTTCCCCGTCCTTCACGAACTGCGAGCCGTCGCCCCAGATCGACGAGGGGACGCCTTCGGGCTTCTCGACCTTGGGGGGCTCGGCGGGAGCGGTCTTGCCGTCTTGGCTGGAACCGCCCCCGCCGGCCTCACCGCCGTCACCCCCGCCGGCGGGAGCTTCGCCGTCGCCGCCGGTCTCAGCTGCCAGCGTCAGACGGGCCATCCAGGTCAGGTTTCGGATATGAGGGGGCATCTGCTTTCTCCGCTTGCTGGATCCGGGCCTTCACGATCCCGACGATGTAGCGTTGGCCTTCCAGGTGCATCAGGGTGTCGGGCGCCACGCCGGGGCCGAAGGGCCGGTTGAGGGTGATGTTGGCCAGGTAGTTCAGAAACTCGTGGCCGTCGCCGGTCGTGAAGATCCGGTGGGCCAGCTGGTTGAGCCGGGCTTCGGTCTGGGCGTCCCACTGGAAGCCGTCGAGCGTGGCCGGCGGGGGTGTGCGCTTATTGCGGGCCTCGGCCAATGTTCGGGTCCGGTTTGACGTTCAACATCTCGGGGTTCTGCTGCGCCTGGGCCTGCATTTCCTGCATGATCCGGGCGCGTTCCTCGGGCGAGCGGATCAGCTCGGCCGGGATGCCGTACTTCTCCGCCAGGTAGCCGGCGGCTTTGTCCTGATCGGTCATCAGCGAGGCCGCCTGGCCGTAGGTCGCCGCCAGCGTTTCGTTGAAGCGCATCCAATCGGCGATGTCCTGCATGTTCTGGGCGCGCAGCAGCGGGCTTTGCGGGGTGACGCGGATGATCTTGCCGTCGACGCGCGGCAGTTCGATCAGCCCCTGTTCCCGGAAGATGTGGATCACCCGGCGGACCAGGCGCAGCAGGAACTCGCTCTGCAGTCGGCCGGCGACCGCGCCCATATCGCGGGCAACGTCGGCGGTGCGCTCGGCCACCTCGGTCGCGGAGAGCGGGGTCTTGCCCTGCTTCTCCAGCTCGTCGATGAACAGGCCCTTGCGGATGTTCCGGCGCATATCCTCAAGCACCAGCATCCCGACGTCGAACTGCGCGGCGGACTGCAGCGGCGCGACCTCGGAGCCTTGCTGCTTGGGGAGGAACGTGCCGGGCGCCAGGGTCACGTTATCCGGGTTGAACACGCCGTCGTCGTCGTAGGTCCACATGCCGCCGATCGCCATCTCGGCGTTTTCCAAGATCAGCTGGACCGTCAGGTTGCAGGTCTTGATCGCCGGCAGCGTGGTGACCAGCGGGCCGCGGCCGTAAACCTCGTTTGCCGCCTTGGACCAGCGCGCGCTGACCCAGGGGCCGGCGCCGTCGCCCTTGATCTCGCTCGTCTGGATTGTCTGCTGCAGCTCGCGCAGCACGACGTGGCGCACGTAAACCTCCGTGTCGCGCCGGCTGCGGTCGCGCAGGGTGGCGTCGATCACCTCGACCTTGCGATCCGGGTCTTTCCGGATGATCTCGCGCAGCTTGTCGTCGATCTCGGCGCGCGGGTAGAGCTTCGGCACCCGCTGGATTTCCACCTTGCGGAAGCGATACCAGCCGTCCGGATAGTCCTCGGCGCCTTCTTCCAGCACGATCTGGGTGAGCGGCACCGACTGAAAGCGCAGATCGCCCGGATAGTCGCCGCTCTCGACCGTCAGGTTCATCGTGCCCACGGCCAGGTCCTGCAGGCCCTCGTGCAGCTCGGCGGCGAAGTTGGAGTTGCGCAGGGCCTGGTGGATCAGGTCGGTGATCTGGTCCAAGTCGCGCTGGATGCGGATGCTGTTGCCCCGGCCCTCGAACTGCGGCCCCGGTTCCAGGCGGAAGGCGCGGCCGTGCGGCGGAAAGAAGCCGACCTGTAGGCGCGAGGCGAAGCGCGGCACGCCCACCACGGCCGTCTCGTCGAAGATGTTGTGGTTGCGCCGGCCGCCGGGGGTGTCGTCCTCGAAGCCCTGGCGGTTCGGCAGGGCGTAGTCGAACGCCTCTTGCCACAACGCGCGCCAGTGGTCGTGCGTGCGCTTGGCGCGCTGGAAGCGCTGGACGACGCTCTTGGCCGTGGCGTCGGGCGTGCCCTGCAGGCCGCCGGCGGGGCTCGCGTCCTTCATCAGGTCTTACGCCTCCGCTGGGCGAACAGGTTTTCTTCTTCGTCGAAGCCGTCCCAGCCGCCCGACAGCAGCGCGCCGCGCCCGCGCTTGCCTTTGGCGCCGGCCTGCCGGCGCTGGCGCTCGTCCTGGGCCAACCGCTGGGCCTCGATCCGGGCTTCCTGCTCGGCGCGCGCCTGCTCGGCGTTGGTGCGCTTTTCCGCGGTCAGGCGGTCCTGCTCGTTTTTCTCGCGCGTGCGGATCTCGTCGGCCGTCTTCTTGGGCGGCCGCTTGGGCTTGACCGGCTCCGGGACCGAACCGCCACCTCCAAAGCTCATGCGCCTACCTCCCGGGCCAGCATGGGGCCGCAGCGCACGAAGCCGGCGCGGGCCATCAGGTTTTCGTACAGGCGCGTCTGGCGCGCGTTGAGCGCTCCCGCGCACGCCGCGAAGGCCGCGGTGACGCCCTGGGCGTCGAACCAGTCGGCGCAGGCCCGCGTCAGCCGGCGCGCCGCGCTGGTGCCGCGCGCTTCCGGCAGGACGTAGAACTTGACGATGTAGCCGATCCGCTCGGCGGTGAAGTCGCGCCGCCAGTGGACCAGCGCGCCGGCGACGAAGTGCCCGCCGCTTTCCACCGCCAGCGCCTCGGCGCGGTCGTCGGCGATGAAGGCGCGCAACGTCGCCTCCGCGCGCTCGGCGTCGTAGCTCCAGCCCCAGGCGGTCTCAGCCGTGAAGCGGCGTGCCGTCGCCAGGGCGCGGGTCAGGTCGTTCGGGCTGTCGGTCAGCGGACGCACGTTCATGCGATCCAGTGATCAGCGTCCCGCCGGCGCGTTTCAATGCACAGCGAAGCTGCCAGGGGGTGATCGCCCAGGTGTTCAGGTTGAGCAGCCGGGCGATGAAGGGCACGCAGTAGGACAGCCGCGGGTACGGCCGGTGCTTGGCCGCCCGGCGGTCGATCGACCAGACCTCGCCCGCCATGTTCATCCAGACCAGGATGGCGTCGACCTGTTCGGGCGTGAGCACCATCAGGGTGAGGCCGTCGCAGCCCCATTCGGCGAGCAGCCAGCCGCGCAGGCGCGCGTCGTAGTGCAGCGCGAAGACGTGCTGGAAGCCGGGCCGGGTGAAGGGCCGCCACCAGCCGCGCGGGACGTCGCAGAAGCACACCAGCCAGGTCTGCTGCATCAGATCGCGCCTCCCAGGCGCGAGCGCGGCCCCGGCTGGCCGCGGTTGAAGGGATCGAAGCCCGTCTTGGCCTGGACCACCTTCCCACCGCCGGTCTTGCCCACGGTGACACGCCGGCCCTCGCCGCCGCCGATCACCAGGTACTGCAGGGCGTCGTGCGGGTGGGAAAAGCGGTTCTTGGACGGCTTCTCGTCGTACCGCTCGACCCCGGAGACCTGCAGGCGGCGGAACTGGTAGCCGCCCTCGAAGCCGGCGATCACGGTGGTGCAGCTGGGCGCGATCAGCAGACCCGGCTGGCCGTCCACCAGGCGGTTCAACAGGCTCTCGACCGCTTCGATCCGCACCTCGGGGTCGTTGGACGGCGCGGGCCGGGCGTTGATGCCGGCCTGGCGCAGGATCATGAAGGGCGTGGTCTCGTCGGTCTGCGCCATCGCGCTACCGGCCGGGTCGCCGTGGAACACGAAGCCGTAGCCGGCCCAGCCGAGACGGGCGATCTCGCGCTTGAGCAGGTCGGCGAAGCGCCCGGCACCCATATCCTGGGCGACCAGCTCGTGCAGGATGGTCCAGCGTCCGCCCCACAGCTGCTGCCCGAAGATCGCCGCCGGCGTGCGCCCGAAGTCGATGCCTACGCGGATGTCGAGCTCCGGCTGGACCGCGATCGGCTCCTTGGCGACGTGCACCTCGCGCCGGAAGGTCGGGTACACCGGCTTGCCGTCGCTCAGCGTCTCGTATCGGTTCAGGACGTAGCAGCGGATCCAGGGGCGGGTTTTGCCAGTGATGATCCGGGGGTAGTAGTCCGGGTCCAGGTGCTTCTTGTTCTCGCGCTCGGGGTTCAGCGTGTAGCCGGTCAGGTTGCCGGCGCTGTCCAGCTCTTCGAGCATCGCCGCGGGCTGGGTGTAGAACGTCCAGCCTTCTGGCTTGACCAGCTGCAGGCGTTCCTCGGCTGTCAGGTGGTCGGG